CGAGATCGTCTCGATCCAATAGCTCCTGTCCCAATCGTCCCAGGTGATTTGCTCGAAGCGGTCCGGGATCATGGACTACACCTTGAAGACCATGTTGAACCGCGGGATCCGGCAACCGCCGCTCGCCGTCCATGCCACAGCTGCGCTCCTGAACATGGAGATGGCATTCGACCCCGGTGTGATCATCGCACCAAATCCAGCCGCGCCCAACACTCCGTTGTCAACAGGGACTCCGATCAATCCCTCCGCCAGGGCGTTGGTCGTGCTCTCCAGCTTGAACGGAGCGGTATATGTCTTCGTGCCAAGATTGCTGGTGCCATTCGTCCCCTCGGCAACCATCAGCCTGACCATTCCCTCCGGCAGCACCTGGTACCTGTACAGCGCGCTCCCAGGGTTCACCGAATAACCCGTGACAGATGGCGTTTGCGTCAAAGGCGCCCATGTCAGCAGTCGCGACTGATACACAGGCCGGTTGATCACCACCTGGGTTGTGATCGACCAGTTGTAGGACGCTGCCGCAGATAACTGCGCTTCGAAGCGCCCGATCAATGACACCTCATCGGTGCTATTGAAATTCGTCCAATTGCCGGCTGGATATTTTTCGTCGGTGGNNGTGTTNACNAANTCGGCCATCGTGCGGGCATGAGANAGCCGGCTGAAAAGGACCTTGAGGCCGGCGCTTGCTCCGGTCTCATAGAGCACGTACATAAACCAGTCGATCGGCTGGCTGGCCAGCTCCGCGCTCCCGGCATTGCACCAGTTCGTGCCGGCGTTTTTGGTGACCGACAGGGACGATGTCACCACGCGGAACGTGTCGCCGACCTTGAACGCCATCGGGTTGTTGGCGCTCGGGCTCGAGCCGTCCAGGTGCTGGATGGCCACAGTCAGATTGTTGGACGCCACCGAGGGTGCGATTTTGTAGAACTGGTGAGACACGGAGGCCAAATTAATCCGGAAGTCATCCGGGACCCCGTCCGGGTCCTCCACCAGGTAGAGGATGCTCTTGCCTTTCAGCTGCGCGGCTGCGGCCTTGGTCAGTGCGATCAAAGATTCATCGGGCATAGTGGTCTCTTATGGATAGGAGGTCAGGGAGGGGTCGGCACCTTTCACCTGGTATGTGGCACTCATGGTGTCATACGTCACAGTGCCCGGCAGTTCGAACACTCTATCCAGGACCTTCATATCTTGTGTGATGGGGTCGCCCACATAGGTCTCCCAGCGCGAGCTCCTCACGAATACACCCTGGAAGTGCAGATCGGTCGGAACGGAATCATAGTCATTCTCTCCGGCCGCGATCTCCGCGATCTCTGCTGCGGACAGGATCCGGCCATAGACCCGGACGTCTTTGATCAAGCCATCCAGCCTTCCGGCCAGGTCGTCGCTGATAAACTTTCGGTTGCCTAACATAAAAATCGAGCTCGAGTCGCTGGCAGGCACGCCAGCAGGGGTCTCAAACTCAGTGATCGCCACCGAGGCGCCGTCGACATAGAGGATNGGGTCATTGGCAACACTACCCTTGTCGTAGGTCACGGCGATGTGGTGCCACGCGCCNGTCTTGCCCACCATCACACCGCTGGTGGTATCCCAGATCCCATCCTGCCCCCCCCCGGCGTGATTCTGCCTNAAGCGCAACTTTCCGCCNGTGCCCAGGACGACGAAATACCAGCCNTTGGTGACGCCATATTTCGCCATGAGCGTATAATTGTCGAGAGTCCTCAGGTATACCCAGAGTGACAGGGTTTTTTGCTGCAGGTCCGTCAGCCGGGGTGACGTGTCATACAGCACCGCATTCTTGCTGTTCGCGACCCCACTGAAATTGACGGCCAGGGCTTTCAGCGCTACCAGCTCCTTGCAGACCCACGAGAAGGTGATCACCCCGCCCGGCGTGATCTTGAAGCGCAGGCCCTGGATGAAATAATACGCATCGATCGCGGGCTTCGTGCACTGGATCTGGGTCAGGCTCCCGATGTCCACATGCAGGAAGGTCTTCATGAGCGGGTCCGACTGGTTGGCTGCAAAGAAGGCCTGCACCATCACGTTGCGTGGGTCCTTCTCGGTGTCCAGGATGAGGTTGGCTTCCCGGGTGGCCCCTTCGATGTTTTGCTGGTAGACCTGCCGGATCGATAACGGCCGTTTTCCATATATGTCCCGGGACGACGGATCTAAGGCGACGATCTCGACCGGATCGTATGGGTAGATCCCATAGCCGCGCAATTGCAGGAAGGTGGTATAGCCTGCCGCGCCGGTGTTCGAAAAGAGCAGGGTGGCACCCTCGGATGAAAAGGTAGGGGTGATAATCAGGTTGGCAGTCAGGTCGGTCCCGGTCCCGTCTTGATTGGCATACATCTTATAATCCGTGGTGGCTACCGGGTTCTGCAGGTTTGTCCCGTTGATCGATCGTCCGCCGACCGGGTCGCGGAAGTACACTTTGACCTCCACAGTCCCCAGCTCTGGCAGGAAGATCGGCTGCCCCAGGCTGAAGAGAACCTTGAGCGTGGTGTCGACGGTCTTGGGGTACACGGTGAACGCCACCTCGTTGAGGATGTGTTTGCCATGCACGATCTTCAGGTCCTGGAAGGTGTTGTTGTAGACGGCCTGGACAGTCCGGTTGAGGAGCAATTTTCCCCCATCCACCTTGCGTAAATAGAAACCGTCCGATTTTTTGAGCGCGCTGCCGTCCGAGTTGACCGGGAGCTTAGCCAATTCACCGATGTTCTTCCGGGATCCACTCGCCTCGACGCGCAGCCGCTCGCCGCCCTGATCCAGATAGGCATAGCCAAACTCGCTCAGGGTCAGATCGTTGAGCTCTCCATACACCATAGTGTTTTTGGTAATGGCGTCGAAGACCGTGGGAAAGATTTGGGCGCTGTTCTCCACCAGGACCTGATCCGGCTGGATGGGAATACCTGAGAGCAGCGTCGTCACCGCGTCGGCGAGACTCCGGTTGGTCTGCACCGCCGTCTGGCGGACCGGCTGATTAGCGGCCACGTCGAACCAATCCAGTGCGGTGACATGCATGCGCTGGTTGCCCCAGACCCCGGTGTCGATATCAACCTGACTGATTCGTCCCAAAAACTTGGTACGTGTGGCACCCGCGTACGTGACCTGGATGCGCACCGGCGTACCCTTCGTGAACGCCAGAGATCCTGACCCTGGCGTGAAGTCCCCGTCTGCATTGTTGAGATCAAAGCGCAGCCGGCCGGGTTCCGCCAGGCGGTTCTCGTACGAATCATCGGATATTCCTACCTCCACTTCAAGGTCGGTGACCACATACTGGGAGATAGCGGTCCAGGATCCAGTCAGGAAGACCTCGACCATATGCTCGGCATAGACGGCCATCAGCGCCATCCCGCTTTTTGCAACTGCACCCCCAGCACCCGGCCGAACACGGTGGCCAGCCGGTCCTCGTCGATCGCGACCAGCTGCGGCTGCATCGGCTCCACCCGGCCGTTCACATTCGGCCGGAACACTTCCGGCTGGAAAAACTCTGCGACCTGGTACGACTGGCCGGCGATCACCGGGCCGCCCGATGCTCTCCGTTTGGGCCCGGGCCGGCTCCCTCCGCCAGTGGTGCCTCCTCCGGTTGTCCCTCCGCCGCCACCACCTCCGCCAACATCGAGCATATTCGCAAGCCAGTTGGGCATGCTGGCATTCACGCTGATGGTGATGGAGCGGATGATCCCTCTCAGAATGGTGTTGATCGAATCCCTCAGTTCTTGGACGGCACTCAGGATCCGCTGCTTGCCATTCTCGAACCCCTGCACCGCCTGCTGCGTCCAGGCCAGGGCGCGCTGAAAGAACGTCTTAGCGATGTCACGCAGCTTGGTNTTGATCTCGACCCCCAGGGACGACAGCCGGCCCAGGAGCATGCCAGCAGCCGGCGCAAACCCCATCGTTAAGTTGTTGGCCGCCAGCTGGCCGCCGGTGAGGAATATTTGGGAAAAGTTCGCTCGCCAAGTGGCCATGGTCGCAATGGTCGTCGTGACGAATTCGGAGATTTTGGTGCTGATGGTGGTAAACATCCTACTGAAAGCATCGATGTTCTCTTCGCCGACTGCGCCGGTAAACCAGTTTACGACAGCATCTTTGATCGCCTGGCCCGTGCTGGATGTCTGGAAGAATGTGGTCAGGACATACACCCCTGGCAACGCCAGTCTCAGGAGCCATTGATCGTCTAGCTGGACTCTGGATTCGAGGTCCGTCGTAAATAGCCTTTCGATCGCATCCCCAAATGAATCCCCGGATGCTTTCCAGTCATGCTTGTTGATCGTCTCCGCGGTCTTTTCGTCGATGGCCTCCCCGATCGCGGCCCAGTCGATCTCCCCCACCGCCTTCACCATGGCATCCATAAGGTGCTGCGCGCCGGCCAGGATTTTGGATTTCGAGCCTTCCCCGTCCCCCAGCTTCTCTACCCATGACACGATCTTCTCGGAGAGTTCTTCCGGCCCGCCGCCCGCAATCCAATTATCAATGGATGTGCCCAGGTCATCGATCAGGCCCCCAATAAACTCATCGGTCTCTTGCAGGAAGCTCCCGAGAGTAAGATTCGGGTCGGAAAGCAGCTCGAGAAACCCCTCCAGCGCCGGCATGACCTTCTCGGTAAAGCCGACAGCCAGGCCCAGCCCGATCAGCTTCAGCTCCTCGAGATTTCGGTTGAACTGCTCGTACCGGCCCGGGTCGATCGCCAGGCCCAGCCGCTCCACTTTCTCGGCGACTGCATCGATCCCGCCCTCCTGGGCAAGCGTGTCGAAGAAGTCGACCAGTTCGGCGCCGCTCCGGCCGAAGACTTCGGTCAGGAAATTGACCCGCTCTTGCTGCGTGGCAAAGGAGTTGTACTTTTCGGAAATCTCCCCCATCAGCATGCCCTGGTCCTTGAGAACGCCGTTCGCGTCCTTGACATTGATCCCCCAATCCCTCAGCGCCTTCCCGGTGGTGTCCAGCCGGCCGTGCGCATCCACCAGGCCTTTTCCCAGAATTGTCAGGCCCTTCGTGAGGGTCCCGGTATCGGTACCGGATTTCCTGAGCACAAAGTTGAACGCCGCGGCCTGCTTCGCAGTCCCGCCGATCACGTCCTGGATTCCATCCAGCTCCAGCGCCCATTTCTCGGTGGCTTTGAAGGCTGCGACTGCGCCGGCCGTGAAGCCGGCCACCAGACCAGCAATGCCGGCGATCGATGCCCGGAATGTATTATCCAACGCTTGAACGGGGATCTGTAAACTCTCAAGTAACACGCTTGGCCTCTTTTACTGTAGCACGGTACCGGGCAGTGAACTCTCGGAACTCTGCGTGCTGTTGCTCCAGGCTTTTGGACTGCGCAACCATTGGCGGGTGGCCGAGGTGATTTGGCATAAACACACGTTCCGAGACCGCGCGGGCCAGAGTTTTGCCACTCATATTGGCGATCACCGCGGCGAGCATCGCGAAGCGTTCATCTTCCCGGTCCTGGCTAAAAGGGTAGATCTCAAAGTACACTTCCCAGTCCATGAGCTCGCTGGCCGGCAGCTCAAGGACCTCCTCTACGGACTTGTGGAGCTCCTGGGCGAGTCGGTAGTGGAAGAATCGAGGGCTTTTTTTAGGTTACTGGCCACCTCGTGCACTCCGGAAAGCTCCAGGGCTTTGTCGGCCACTGTGCGCAGTTTTTCAAAGGGAAGATCAGAGAGAGTTTCCACATCCGCCTCGGTGAAGAGCAGATTCCCGTCTCCATCACTGACCGACATGGAGACCAGCAATGCGGCGAGGCGCATCGCCCTCTCCATGTTGACGTCCGAGCCATTGGCCTTCATCGCATCGATCTGCTCGTTGAATCTGACCATTTGGCGCCCGGTCAGCTCGCGCACATAGACGGCACCCAGACCGTCTATTTCCACAGTTTCCCTTTTCAGGTTTTTGGCGCTATTCAGGAACGCCTCGCGCGTGGCAATCTGTCTAGGTCTCTTCGCCATGCCAGCTCCCATTACGGTGTGATGATCAGGGAACCGGTGGGGGCAATGACGACGGTTAGCTTGCTGACATCCGGGCTGTTCGCGTCGGCTGCCTCTTTTTTGGCGGAGAGGTAATACCCGTCAAACGTCATCGATTCAACGCCGTCCGAGATCACCACGGAACTGATGGTCTTGGACGCCATCTCATTTCGGATCGTCGCCAACACCCCATCCACGACGATCACAGACAGGGTGATATCGCCCAGGGTGATCAAGCCATTGGGGATGCTTTCGGCGTAACCGCCCGAGCCGTGATTGGTGGTGTTGGCTTTGCCCGTCGCAATCTCCGGGAAGTCGATCACCATGCAGGCGCCAACCGCCACACCACCCTTGGTGAGTGTAGAGCCATAATTGGTATAGGCTTCAGTTGCCATCTTCAAACTCCTTCAGTGTGCCAGATGAAAAATTCCAGCAATTTGCGATAGAGGCCCGGTTCCGGGTCGGTTGTGTCAAATTCATTCTCGCGGGTGGCCAGCTTGAAATTCGTTTGATTGAAATTCAACGCTGCCTTTACGTTCTGCGTAATCGTCACGCATTGATCGTAGCTCTTCGACCACACTGACACCTGGAGGCGGACACGATCCATCACGCTCTCGCCATGCGCCCGGATTGGCAGGGTCGAAATGAACTGATAAACGATGAAGGGATACGGGGTATCCTCCGGCGCCCTCAGCGGGTACACTTTTGCGCCCCGACCCTGCAGTACAGTTACCACGGTTTCCTCAATCGTCATGAAACACGAATCCCAGGAAATTGACGGGAACTCGCCGGCGGTCTGACCCACCTGCTGGAACCACGACCGAGGGCAATCCGCATTTCACCGATCATCGCCTCAGCCACTGCATTCAGGATCTCACGGTTGTGTTGGTCAATGGCTGTACGCAGGAAGGGCTGGGCTGCCATGTAGCGAGTGCCGAATTCCACGAAGCCGCTATACGGCGCGCGGGATTCGACATTGGACGTTTTGCTGTAATGCCTGGCAATGATGTGATCTCGCAGGTATCCCGTCTTCACGGGTGCATTCCGTCGAGCAATCTCTGCGATCTTTTCAGCCGCGGCCACGGGAACGATCCACGGTACATTCTCGAGCGCTTTCAACTGTGCAATCAGTTTTGCATTCGGGCTTGCCATCCGTCAGGCTCCTTCCGGCAGCGCTGAGATCTTCAGTGCTGCGCGGCGCACGGTCAGGCCGTCGACCATGCCGTCCACCTGGTAGGCTTTTCCTCGGACTACCACATAATCGTGGACGTTGATCGTCTGGTCCAGCCGGACCCGCAAGACCGCATCGCCGCTCAATACGACGACCTGGCCGCCGCGCTCATCCTGAAACTCTAC